AAACATCAGTCCTTCTCTTGATAAACTCAGGAAGGCAACTATCAATTGGGTGATGCAACCTTTGGGTAAGTCATCTGATAAGTATTTAGACAAGAAATTCTGGCTTGATTCTAGTGATCGCCTCATGTATGAAGGCAAGGCACCTGAACTAGCTGGCACAAAAGCAGGACGTATGCCTGCATTCTTTGAACATAGCAATGTCAATCTCCCCCAATATGCTTGAAGTCTTCGGAATGGAGGCCAGAGGCGTACTGTCTGAAATGGAAGATAGATTCCCACCAATCAATCCTTCACCTGATGATTCAATCGAAAAGATCATGTACCGCTCTGGTCAACGTTCTGTTGTGGAGTGGTTAACTAACCGACTCAATAACGACGATGACTAAAATTAAGTTAAAGTATGGCAACTCTAAAGACAGATTTGGTCACAAAGATCTAGAAGCAAATCTAAAAGCTGGTGTTAAATACTCTGAAATACTCAAGTATTTAAAGGACAATCCAAAAAAACTTTGGTCTGGCAATGCAAAGGGTAAGTCTGGTGGACTTTATGAATTAGTTGCATCTAAAACCAAAGAAGAAACTGCTGCTGCTAACAAAAAGAAAGGTGAAAAAGCACAAGACAATCAGCTTAAAATTGACGAAGCAACTAAGGTTGGTGGGTATACACGTGTAAGCGATAGTGACAACTATAAAGAAGGTATCGCCTTTGATAAAGACGGCCTTGCTATCAAAACCTATGATGGTAAAACCTTAAAAATTGGTAACTTACCAGGCCACCGATTTGAAGATAGTGCCTATGCAGATATTAAAATTATTGATTATGATGCAACTATCGAAGGATACAATCCTGAAACATCTCTTGAAAAATTAGGCATTATAAAAGATAATGTATATGATAGTAAAGGCAAGATTAAAGGTGTCGAGTTTGAAGAGCCTAAGGTAAAACGTCAGGATTACACGGCAGATACTTTTAGGGATGACAAACAAAAAGAAGACTATTCTGAGCGTGGCTTGACTGACAAAGGGGGACAGATTAAAAAACTAAAGATTGACGGCGACTATAAAAATATTAACACCGACAAGTCTGGAAACCTCAAGCGACTTACATTAACTGCAGATGGTAAGTACAAGCCTACTGCCGATGACTATCCATCAGAAATTAAATCTGACAGTTTTAGCGATCAGCTTGAAGTGGCAACTGGTTTGAAGTCAGACACTATTACTCGTAAAGCACGGATGGGTAGTATCAAAAGTAAACTGGCTAATTCATCACGACTGAACAAGGATACATATATCAAATCAGGTAAAACACAACTAGGCATTAAGTAATGACTGCAAAAAGTAGATATGACTATTTGAGTAGCGAACGAGATCAATTCCTTCAGCAAGCGATTCAATCTGCTGAGTTGACTCTTCCTTATCTTGTAAAGCGTGATGGAGACACATCAACACATAAGCAACTTAGGTGTCCTTGGCAATCAGTTGGAGCTAAGGGTGTCACTACGTTGGCTTCAAAATTGATGTTGGCTCTCCTGCCTCCACAAACAAGTTTCTTCAAACTTCAAATTGATGAAACTACAATTCTTTCTGGTGAATTAGATCCAAGGATTAAGTCTGAACTTGACTTGTCCTTTGCAAAGATCGAACGCACGATGATGGAATCCATTGCGGCTTCTGATGATCGTGTAGTAGTACACCAAGCATTGAAGCATCTTGTGGTTGCTGGTAATGCGCTTATCTATATGGATAAGGAAAAGCTAAAGCTCTATCCAATTAATCGCTTTGTTGTCGATAGGGATGGTCTCGGTAATGTTATTGAAATAGTCACCAAAGAAAATATTAGTAAGCAGCTCCTTCCTGAATCAATCAAGTTGAAGGAACCAAAGATTGATGATGAGTACAGTGGACCTAACGATACGTGTGATATCTATACACATATCAAACGTGACAACAATCGTTTTGTCTGGCATCAGGAAGTCTATGATGAAATCATTCCTGGCTCTCAAGGTAAATCTCCTGTAGATACAAACCCTTGGTTGCCTCTTCGCTTTAATTCTGTTGATGATGAAGCTTATGGACGTGGTCGTGTAGAAGAATTCCTTGGTGATTTGAAGTCACTTGAGGCACTCTCTCAGGCCGTCATAGAAGGCTCTGCAGCAGCCGCAAAGGTTGTCTTTACTGTATCCCCTTCAAGCTCTACAAAGCCCGCCACACTGGCTAGTGCAGGCAACGGAGCGATCATTCAAGGCAGACCTGATGACATTGGTGTTGTGCAGGTAGGTAAGACAGCAGACTTTGCTACTGCTTACAACATGATCCAACAGTTTGAACGTCGTTTGTCTGAAGCTTTCCTTGTTCTCACTGTTCGCAATAGTGAACGTACAACTGCTGAAGAAGTACGGATGACACAAATGGAATTGGAACAACAACTCGGTGGACTGTTTAGTCTGCTGACTGTTGAGTTCCTTGTTCCGTACCTTAACCGTAAGCTTAGTGTTCTGCAGAAGGCTGGAGAGATTCCGAAGCTACCTAAACGTATTGTCAAACCAACAATTGTTGCTGGTGTCAATGCACTCGGTCGCGGCCAAGATCGTGAAAGTCTGCAAATGTTTATGCAAACGATTGCGCAGACCATGGGTCCAGAAGCAATCCTAAACTTCATCAATCCAGAGGAAGTTATTAAACGCCTCGCTGCATCACAAGGTATTGACGTACTGAATCTTGTTCGCAGTATGGAAGAGATTCAGCAAGAGCGTCAGCAACAACAAGCGCAAGAACAAGACATGGCGCTTACACAACAAGCTAGTCGGTTTGCTCAAGTTGACCAGCAACGTGAAGCCATGGCTACTCAACAACCAGAATAATCTACCCAATGAGTGAAACACTTTCGTATCAAGAGCCAGCACCTACTGAATTGAATGAAGCTGAACAGGAGGCTTTGGAAGTAGGTGAGCAGATGGAGTCTGATCAAAATCAACTTCTTGCTGGCAAATATAAATCTGCTGGTGACCTGGAAAAGGCATACCTTGAACTTCAAAAGAAGCTAGGTTCTGCAAATGAAGAGACTGAAGAACAGGTTGAAGAACAACCAGTGGAAGCTGAACAGGAGACAGAGGAGCCAGAAACTAAATCCGACGAACCTGAATCAAATAAGCTTACACAAGCTGACATTGATTATCTACATGGTCTAGCAGGTGGTACTGAAGGCTATCAACAGATGGTCACTTGGGCGTCATCAAACATGGAACCCAAAGAAGTGGAAATGTATGACCGTGTAATGGATCAGGGTGATCCAGCTGCTGTGTTGTTTGCTGTCAAAGCTTTAGTCGCTCAGTACAAAGATACAGTTGGTTCTGACGGTGAACTTCTCACTGGTAAATCTGCTGCTAATCCTGTTAAAAATCAATTCCGTAGTCAGCAGGAACTTGTTTCTGCGATGAATGATCCTCGTTATGACAGCGACCCTGCATACCGAAATGACGTTCTTGAGAAACTAGAAAACTCTGAACTTAACTTCTGATGTCACAACAATCGGATGTACTCAAGGCTTTTGTAACCAGCTATGGTCCTGAGCCTGAGAAAAAAGAAGAAGACAAAACTGAAGAAGAAACTCCTGAAGAGGAGTGATAGCTTGGGAGGCACCTCAGAGTCGGACCTCCCTTGCATTGGCTACGGCCCTTACGAGGATACCCTTAGCCGTCTAGACGGTGGGATAGACCACACACTTCAAAGCTTTGAAGAGACTGATTAATACATTCTCTTTTTTTAATAATGGCTCAACAATCAGCCAGCGGCAAGCTCGAAGCACAGCTTGTACGGCCTGGTCAAAGTAATAGTACGGGTGATGCCCGTGCCTTGTATCTCAAGCTTTTTAGCGGTGAGATGTTTAAAGGATTCCAGAACAACACGATTGCTCGGGATCTGATCATGAAGCGTACCCTGAAGAGCGGCAAGTCTTTGCAGTTCATCTATACGGGTCGCACTAAGTCTGAATTCCATACCCCTGGTCGCAGCATCCTTGGCAACGATGATGGTGCACCGCCGGTGGCCGAGAAGACCATCACAGTTGATGATCTGCTCATTAGTTCAGCTTTTGTTTACAATCTCGATGAAGTACTTTCGCATTACGACTTGAGGTCTGAGATCTCACGCAAGATCGGATATGCCTTGGCTGAAAAGTATGACCGTCTTGCATTCCGTGCTGTAGCACGTGGTGCACGTCAGGCATCTCCTATCACCAAGACTAACTTCGTAGAGCCTGGTGGTACTCAGATTCGCGTGGGTGCTACCACAAACGATTCTGATGCTTATTCCTCTACTGCACTGGTGTCAGCCTTTTACGACGCAGCAGCTGCACTCGACGAAAAGGGTGTGTCTGGTGATTCACGTGTCGCTGTACTGAACCCCCGTCAGTACTACGAACTGA